AACTACCAAGTAGCTATCATTGACAAGGAACCTGTACAGATTGCCAACTATAGAGATGTAGATGGTAAACTAATTGGACAAAAGATACGCTACCAAGACAAACGCTTCCAAGTAAGAGGAGAGTTAACGGGTCTTTATGGTATGCACCTCTGGAAAGAAGGGGGCAAAAGAGTAGTGGTAACCGAAGGAGAGATTGATGCTCTTTCAATGAGCCAAGCAATGGATAACAAATGGCCTTGCGTCTCTGTTCCTAATGGAGCAGCAGGAGCTAAGAAGTCTGTAGCACGTAGCCTTGATTGGCTTGAGACCTTTGAGTCTGTTGTGTTCATGTTTGATAACGATGACGTTGGTATAAAGGCTGCCAAAGAATGTGCTGCATTGATGAGCATTGGTAAAGCTAAGATAGCAAGACTACCACTCAAGGATGCTAACGATATGATCGTTGCTAACAAATCATCAGAGCTAGTCCAAGCTAGTTGGGATGCCAAGACATTCAGACCTGATGGTATTATTGGATCAGATAACTTATGGGATAAACTACTGGAGAACAACAACCAGAAATCCATTCCCTATCCTTACTCAGGACTGAACGCTAAGACTAGAGGTATGAGGTTAGGTGAACTAGTTACAGTTACAGCAGGTAGTGGTATCGGTAAGTCTCTGTTATGTAAGGAGATTTGTTTGAACCTTCTATTGCAGGGTGAGTCAGTTGGATACATAGCACTTGAAGAAAGTGTACGTAGAACTGGACTAGGTATCATGGGACTACACGTTGGTAGACAACTACACCTTGAAGAGAATGTTAACCTTGATGAACTCAAGTCAGCATTCGATGATACAGTAGGTAACGGAAAGTTCTACACCTATGACCACTTCGGATCAACTGACTCTGACAATCTACTAGGTAAGATCAAGTACTTGTGTAAGGGTTACGGTTGTAACTGGATTATACTTGATCACCTGTCTATTGTTGTTAGTGGTCTTGAGGATGGTAATGAAAGAAGGATCATTGATAACACCATGACCAGACTACGTACCTTGGTTGAGGAGACAGGATGTGGATTGATAGTTGTCAGTCATCTTCGCAGACCAGAGGGTAGGGGACATGAAGAAGGAGGCACAACAAGCTTGAGTCAGTTAAGAGGTTCTGCTGGTATCGCTCAGTTGTCTGACTTTGTTATCAGTATGGAACGTAACCAACAAGATGAAGAGAACTCCAACATCTCAAGACTACGTGTACTGAAGAACAGATTCAGCGGAGAGACAGGACTAGCAGGTTCACTCTTATTCGATAAACAAACAGGAAGACTAAACGAACATACGGAAGACGAGGTAGAAGATGCTACCGAAGAGCTACCATTCTAACTAACCAATAATAACTATGTACGATATACCAGACACACCACCACCTCCACCACCACCTCCATGTATTATTGAGGAACCATTGGAGATACCACACCTAAAAACATACCAAGCTAAAAAAGCACTTGAGATATTCATGGAGAACATACAAGTGTTTGATAAAAAGCAGGAGGACTACGGACCATACAACATCTGTGGTAATCCTCATCCAGAGTTAGGAGTAGCGTTCAGATCAGGTGACAAGGTGAACCGATTAATGAACCTGTTCCTCAAGACACAAGGAGAACCCAACAACGAGTCTGTTCTTGACAGTTGGATTGACCTTGCTAACTATGGCATCATCGGTCAAATGCTTCACAAAGGAGTATGGCTAGAACCAAACCAATAAGAAATGCAAAAGAGAATACTATTCTTCGACGTAGAAACTACAGAGATCGAAGACTTTACCAGACTGTCAGGTAATATAACTGTACATTGTCTGAGTATATTTGACCTAGCTTCAACAAAGGTCGTTACATTCCACGGAGATTCCATAAGGCAAGGCGTTACCATGCTGGAGGAAGCTGACGAAATCGTTGGTCATAACATCATCGGGTTTGATATTCCAGTTCTCAAGAAGGTATATCGATTCGCTCCTAAAGGTAGAGTGTTTGATACACTACTGATGGCAAGGGTTGAGCATCCTGATACGATGCAAGATGATTACGCTGAACAGTTTACAGGAGCAGGTCTACCCAAGAAGCTAAGAGGCAGCCATTCCTTAGAAGCTTGGGGTCATCGACTAGGTATTCCCAAAGGTGCATATGGAAAGGAGGATAATGCATGGGATACTTACAACGAGGAGATGCGTGAGTACTGCGAGCAAGACTGCTTAGTAACCCATAGACTATGGGACTTTATTCAGAACGAATGCAAGACTCCCGATCAAGTACGAATCATTGAGCATACATTTGCACATATCATTCGACAACAAGAGCAACGAGGTTTTGCATTTGATACCGACAAGGCTGAACAGTTGATAGCTAAGTTGTCAGTTCGTAGAGCTGAGATCAAAGATGAACTCCAGAAGATGTTTGATCCAACCATTGAGGAGATGAAGAGTCCTTTGTGCTGGAGACTAGAACATGAAGGAGAAGTTATCGAAGCACCTACCAAAGGTCAGCTCAAAGAAGTACTCAAGGAACGAGGCATCAAGCAAGTACTTGTTAAGGATGCCAAGAAAGTAGGTAACAAGAAAAAGGTTATCCCATTCAATCCCAGTTCCCGTCAACAGATAGCAGATCGCTTGATGAAGCTGGGATGGAAACCTAAGTTGATGCATTCAGATGGTGAGACTCCACGTATTGATGAACCTATACTCAAGTCTATCAAGCATCCATCTGCTGGTAAACTACTGGAGTATCTACTGGTTACCAAACGATTAGGTCATCTTGCTGAAGGTAAGCAGGGGTGGGTTAACAACGTAGTCAACGGTAGAATACATGGTAAGGTTAATACTAATGGTGCTGTTACTGGACGTTGTACACATAGTAACCCTAACCTTGCTCAAGTCCCAGCGGTACGTGCTGAGTATGGAGCAGAGTGTAGAGAACTGTTCAAGGCTGGAGATGGTTACGTCCTAGCTGGTACAGATGCAAGTGGTCTGGAGCTACGATGTCTTGCTCACTACCTAGCCTTCTATGACGGAGGTGAGTATGGTAAGTACATACTAGAGGATGACATCCATACAGTTAACATGAAAGCTGCTGGTCTTACCGATAGAGATCAAGCCAAGACATTCATCTATGCATTTCTTTACGGAGCAGGTGATGGTAAGATCGGTGACATCGTAGGAGGTAAAGCTGCTGATGGTCGTAGACTCAAGGAACGATTCCTTAATAGCCTACCATCCCTCAAGCGACTCAAGAAAGATGTAGAAGCTACTGTCAGGAAACGTGGAATACTACGTGGTATAGATGGTAGACGTTTACCAATTCGTAGTGAGTATGCTGCTCTCAATACACTCCTTCAATCATGTGGTGCTGTTGTTATGAAGCAGTCCCTGATAGAGTTGTACATGAAACTACATAGCATTGGATGGACTCACGGAAAGCAGTATGCATTTGTCGGTAACATCCACGATGAGTTCCAAGCAGAGGTCAAACCAGAACTAGCAGAGATATACTCACAACACGCAGTAAATGCGATAACACAAGCAGGTAAAAGACTAGGCATGAAGTGCCGACTAGATGGCGAATGCATGATAGGTAACAACTGGAAAGAAACACACTAATGAATACTACACTACTAATTGACGGAGATGTTCTAGCATTTGATGGATCATTTGCAGGACAAGAAATAATACAATGGGATGAAGAACTATGGACCACTCACGGTGACTCAGCTAAAGGTAAGACACACATCAGTAATCGTATATCCAAGATACAGGAAGTGATTAAACCTGATGAAACTATCATAGCCTTTACCCATCCAACCAACTTCAGAAAGGTAATTAATCCTGACTACAAAGCTAATAGAAAGGGACAGTTCAGACCTCTACTTCTTAATCCTTTAAAAGATTGGATGAAGGAAACATGGAAGAGCGAGTGCTGGGAACTACTAGAGGCTGACGATGTGTTATCTATTCTTGCTACAGAAATACAGGATAAAGATAACAGGACTGTAATTGCTAGTATCGATAAGGACTTTCATGGAGTCCCTAGCGATTGGTACAACTACAGGAAAGATGAGCTATATAACCACAAGGAACTAGACTCTGAAAGGTTTCATCTTATACAGACTATAGCTGGTGATGCTGTTGATGGGTATAGCGGTATACCTAAGTTTGGTCCCAAGACAGCAGAGAAACACCTTGATAGGTTTGGGTATAATTGGGATACAGTAGTCCGACTATATGAATCAAAGGGTTTAACAGAAGCGGATGCTCTTATGAATGCTTGGATGGCAAGACTTCTAAGGAAGGATGAGTACAACACTAAAGAAAAACGTATTGAAACTTTATGGTTTCCCGATACTTTTTCAGAGGATGATAAACAAAAGTACTTACCTATTGTCCATTCATTAACAAAGACCAACGATGCCTTCTGATAAATTCCCTGATGTTTCTAAAGAACTAGTAGACCAGCTTGAAAGTATTGTACCTAACAGACTTCCTGATCTTAGTTGGAATGATCGCAGGATATGGTACGAAGCAGGTAAACGCAGCCTTGTAGACTTTTTAAAAATGAAGTACGAGGATCAAATTAAAACCACAATCGTAAAGGATTAATCATGTGTATGGGCGGCCCTAAAATACAAGCACCTCCTCCACCTCCCCCAGCTCCACCTCCTCCAACGCCTATGGCAAGACTTACTCAAGGAGTGGATCAGGCTTTTAGGCGGAAAGGTGTAAGACGTAATCGTAGTGGTATTAGTTCATTAAGGATATCTAGCGGAACTAATACAAACTCTTCTGGAACAGGAGTAAATGTATGAGTAACTATAATAACTTAATAAAACTACAGAAAGAAACACTCCTTAGTAACTGTTATTCTAACACAACAGGAAGTCCTCATCCAGTAGAACGTGCCAAAGGTTGGACATACAGCATTGAAGCTACTGGTTCAGCAAATGTTACTGTAGATATAGAAGCGTATATCGGATCAAGTTGGTACAGCATTCATCAAGAAGTTATTTCTGGTGCTGGTAACTTCATGGTACGTGATGACGAAGGTCACTACGAAAAGCTACGTGCAGTTACCTCTAGTTATAGCGATGGAACAATAAACGTATACGCAACTGGTACAACTCAATCTCTATAAGTATGCCATTAAAGTCATTGTCTAAGGTATCTGTTGGAGCGTCTGGCTTTAATAGATTACCTAACGGTTTTAAGCGTTCTTCAAAACTGACGCAGACAATGCCTATTGATGGTGATAACGTAGCTTCTATTCGTGTTGTTATTGGAACGACTGCTGTTGGTACTAGTACATTTAACAGATCAGCATCAGTAGGACTAACCATTGCAGTT